TTTTTATTATTTAACATTTCATCAATTGATAACCATTTAATATCAAGATGTTGATGTTTCATTGTTTTTAATATATTATCTATTTCTTCTTTATTATTAATTTTATATTTATAAGCTAAATTTAAATAATGTGTGGCATGTTTATTATCTAAAAAATTATTTTTATAAAAATGTTGAAAAATATTTACAAATTCTAAATCTTTTAAATTTATATTTAAACCAAATTCAATTTTTGCGATTCTTTTAATAGCTACAGATACTGTTTCACCTTTATGTATTCTGCCACCTGGTGTAAATAATGTATTTTTTGCTGGATTATTAATTCGTCTACCGAGTAATAATTTATCTTTATAAAATAATAATATGTCGATTGATGTTGTTATTGCTAATTTAGTTGCACAATAATAATCTTTTTTTGACAATATTCCTAATTTATCTTCCATTTTAATTAACAATCTAATTAATTAATATCTTTAAATATTATTAAATTTTAAATTTCTTCCTATATAAGAACTCTGTGTTGCACATAAATTATACATATAAAAATTAACTAATTTAGTTGGGAATTCATAATCAGTATTATATCTACTATATTTTATAACCCCAATTACCTTAGCAAAATTAGCAATTTCTTTTGATAATTGGATTTTTTTTTTAATATTTGTATCTAAATTTATATAAGGACAAATATCCCTTCTTTGTTTTAATGATTTTTTTATTATACTTGTTTTTTTATTTATTTTTTCATTATGTTTTTTTATTTTTGCCCATAATTTGTTTTTATTACCATTTTTTATAGATAATATTAATTCTTGTTTAATTTTATACATAATATATTATAATAAAAAAAATTTTTAAGTAATTTAAAAATATTTAAAATTTAATTTAAAATCCAACATTGGTTTAAAAATTTTTAAATTCTTAATAAATATAACAAAAAAAATTTGATTTATTTATTTATTTATTTAAATTATTATTTATTAAAATGTCAAATAAAAAAAAAATCAAATTTTGTTGTGAAATGACAACAAAAGGTAAAAAATGTAAAAATACAATTTATAATAAATTTCAAACTATTATTAATTTGAAATATTATGATAAAAAAAACCCAACCTGTTTTATTTACAAACACCAATTAAATTTAATGTATAAATATTTTCTATTAAGTAAATTTATTTCTAAAAAATATTTATGTAAAGATATTCAAGGTAATATAAACAAATATATTATTGATAATAAATATATTATAAATAATTTCACGAATGAATTCAAAAAAAAAGTAGCTATTGTTAGAAATAATCCAAATATTCATAATTTTAAAAAATGTGTAAATTTTGCTATAAAAAATTCAAAGTTATTATCTAATAAGATGAAGATTACAATAATGACAAAAATGATGGATGAGTATAATAAATTAGACCGAAAATTTGTTGACCGAAAATTTGTTATTAATGTATTAGAAAAACTTAAAAATAATACAGTTATGAATAATAGTTTAAAAACTACAGTTGATGAATTTTTAGAACTATAATTTCAATTTTTAAAAATTAAATTTTTTTTTTATAAATTTAAAATAATTACTTAAAGATTTTACATTTCTTATTTAAAATCAAACAACGTTAAAAAGAATAAAAAGGAATAAAAAGAAAATGAGTAAAAAATATGAAAATTCTAAAATATATAAAATAATAAATGAAAAAGATAATACTATATTTATAGGTTCAACTACACAAAAATATTTAAGTAAAAGATTACAGAAACATATTAATGATTACAAAATAGGAAAAACAAATCTTTTATTATATTCTAAAATTAAAGAAGTAGGTTTTGAAAATTTAAGTATTGAATTATTAGAAAATTATAAATGTAAAGATATTAATGAATTAAATGTTAAAAAAAATTATTGGATTAAAAAATTAAAACCTATTTTAAATAAAAAAAATAAAAATATTAAAAATAAAAATATTAAAAAAGATAAAGAAAATAAAAAAGATAAAAATATTAAAAAAGATAAAGAAATAAAAAAAGATAATATAGAATGGGATTATAAAAATCGTGTTCCTAAAGGATTTTTCAAAAATATTAATAATCAAAAAAAATATATGAATTGGTTAAGTAAACAATTAGGTTATACAAAAATAGAAGATTGGTATAAAATTACTACTAAAGATTTTAAAAATAATAATGGAAGTTATTTAACAACTAAATATAAAGGTTTTAAAAATTTAATAAAAAGTATTTTTAACAACTACAATTGGTTAGATTGGAAATTTAATGTGACTGTTGTTGGATTTTGGAAAAATTTAGATAATCAAAAAATATTTATGAATTGGTTAGGTATTGAATTAGGATATACAAAAATAGAAGATTGGTATAAAATTTCTTATAAAGAAATTATAAATAATTATGGTTCTCGTTTATTAGGGAAATTTTATAATAATTCTCCAATAAAATTAATAAAAACAATTTATAGTAATGAAAAATGGTTGGAATGGAAATTTCTTCAGGTTCCTCAAGGATTTTGGAAAAATTTAGATAATCAAAAAAAATATATGAAATGGTTAAGTAAACAATTAGGTTATACAAAAATAGAAGATTGGTATAAAATTAAAAGAAAAGATTTTATAAATAATTATGGATATGGATTATTAAGTCATCATTATAATACATCACCAATTAGATTAATTAAAACTATCTTTAATAACTATGAGTGGTTAGAATGGAAATTTTTTCAAGCTCCTCCAAGATTTTGGAATTTAGATAATCAAAAAAAATATATAAAATGGTTGGGTAATGAATTAGGTTATACAAAAATGGATGATTGGTATAAAACAGATATTCAAGATTTTAGAAATAATTATGGAAGTGGTTTATTAGTATCTAAAAGATATAATGGTTCAGTTCCTGATTTATTAAAAAATATTTATCCAGAATATAAATGGATAATAAAAAAGTTTAAAAATATAGGTTTTTCTAAAGTATCTTTAGAATGGTTAAAATATAAAAAAATTATTGAAAATACACATATAATTAGTATGGATAATTCATCAAAAGAATATACTATAAAGTATATAAAAAATAATAAAAAAACTAAAGTTGATGGTTTTTCAAAAGATTTAAATAAAATTTATGAATTTAATGGAACTTATTTTCATGGCGATCCAAGAGTATTTAAACCAACAGATTATAATAAATTATTAAAAAAAACTTATGGAGAATTATATGAAAATACTAAATTAAGAATAAATTTATTAAAAGAAGAAGGATATCAAGTTGAAGAAATGTGGGAATATGATTGGATGTTAAAAAAAAAATTATTAAAAAATATAAGAACATTTAATAAAAAAATTTTACATAGAATAATATTTTAATAATTTTTTATTTTTTTTATTTTTGTTTAATAATTTTAACCAATCAGTTGATTTTGATTCATTTTTGCTCCCTCCGTCATATTTTATTGCCAAGTTCTCTTTTAAGAGATAATCACTTATATTAATATTATCAATATAAATTTCAGCCAATAAACGTCCATATTTTTCAATACATTTTACATCGATTTTTACCATTTTATTAAGAATTAACTCCTTTAATCTATCTCTTGCGACCTTAGCACAAATTTTTTCATTATTATTTTGACAACCTTTTAATTCTGGACAATCTATTCTTGCTAATCTAACTGAAAATTTATAGATTTTTTTTTGAAGCTCAGCACCAATTGTCACACTATCACCATCGAACACCTTAATCACAAAACCTTTTTTAAATTCTGGCACAAATTTAGGTGTATTTTTAAATGTTGCTTTAGAAAGTTCATCGTCAATATTTATATAATAATAACAACAGCAACAGCGTGAAAGATATTTTCCCATTTTAATAAAAATAGTTTATTTTTTTTAAATATTTAAAAAATGAAATTATTTTAAATGAATCAGTTTAAAATAATGCTGATTTTTTTTATTTAAAAATTTAATACCAATTTTAAATGAAAAAAAATATAACATAAATATATAATAAAAAATGAATTTTAAAATGAATTTTAATTATATTATAAATCCTGAATCTGGTAAACGTGTTTCTATTAATGGTAAAACTGGTAAAAAAGTATTAGCTAATTATTTACAAAAAATAGGGTGGTATGAAGGTATAATTGGTGGTTCTTCGGAGGAGAAGAACAACCAAGAAAAAATTCTAAATAAAATTGAGAAGATCGAAAAAGATATTGCGGCTTCCTACCGCGCCACCACCTTGATGAAGGACTCGAAAGAATTCAAAGACATAAAAGAACACAACGCAAAGCTGGACAGACTGGCGCGCCGAGGACGTAGAAAGTCACTTACACGTAGAAAAGCAAGAAAGATTAATATAAATGAATATAGTAGAACCGGCCCAAGAGAATCTGATGTACAGGACTATCACGACTCGAAATTTCAGGCTGGTGAAGACGCCATAAAACGCAAGTGGAATCAGATCCACGGTCCGGACGGAGCATTAGAATGGGATGGTTATCATTATACTTATGAAGAAAGAAAGGATCTTGACAAAATGTATGCTGAAAAAAGAAGAATGCGGGAAAGAAAACATGAAAAAGGACAAATTAAGATAAGAGAAAGAGAGGCAAAGAGAAGAGAAGACTGGGAGAGAAAACAAAGGAGAATAAGAAATAAGCCGAGAGTGATCCGTAGGCGATTTAGGGAACTGGGACAAGACGCAAAAAAAAAATATATGAAATGGCGATACCGCCACGCGGCGAAGTCGGGAGAAATCAAGAATAAAGGAAAAAATAGACTTCTCACGAAAATAGACGAGAAACTGCTGAAGAAGGCAAATCGCGCGAAAGGAGTGGTCGCGCGGAAGAGAAGGTACATTGAAAGGTACGGAAGGTGAGAAGGTGGTTGTAAAGAAACTTTAAATATATAAAATTTATATTAGTTTAGATGACATACAAAAAAATAAATATAAAAAAATATAATAATTATTTGTAAAATAGAGAAAAAAGATTGCATATTTATCATTTTATGAATTAATATTAAGTAATTTTTAAATAAATCAAGTAAAAAAACAAAATCTGCCCCCTTCCCTTTCATTCATAAAATTTATGATAATATTCTTATTTTAAATACAACAAATTATATTTAAAAATATAATTTAATATTTTTTTTTATGAATAATACTATTACTAATAAAATTATTGTTGATACAAAACAAATTGAATTAAATGTAGAAGCAAAACAATTTATTGAATTAGGAAATCTAAGAATGATCGATGATGATGATGATGATGATGATGATGAATTTGATGGATCTATTGCACCATCTGGAAAAATTTTTACAGAAACAGATTTCTTTGAAACAGACATTAAAAAAAAAAAAGTTCCAAAAGAATGTATTCCTTATATTTTATATATATTATCTTTTTGTAGTAATTTTTTAATAGATTATTTGATTCATATTTTAAACTATGCTATGAAAATTAAATATTTAGATAAAATTTTTACTGCTATATTTGGTAATGTTATAACAATTCTTATAGTTTCATTATTTGCTAGTTTAAATGAAAAAATTATACCTTTTGAGACAATTACTGTCGATTGGAATGATTATGCTTCAGTTTTACAACAATTTTCAATTTTTTTTACATTTTTATCATTTATAACATCAGATATACTTTTTATGAGAGTTGTATTAATACTTTCCTTTGGTTTGGGTATTATTTCGATGGTAATATCAGCTATGCCTTTAAATCTTGTTGGTTGTTCTTGGTATTTATCAATTCTTTTGATTAATATGAAGCATACATCTATTATTTGTTATGATAAAAGACATATTACATTTGAGAAAAATCATGAAATTGTTTATAATCATATTTTTAAAAATTTATTAAAAAGATCAGAATTTGTAGTTTTAATGAAGCATGCTCTTGTTCGTCAAGTTAAAAGTGGGACTTATTATGTTAATATAGGAGATAATGCTACTAATTTATCAATTCTTATAGATGGTAGATTAGTTAAAACAGATCAAAATAAAAAACGTTCATTTGTTCAAAAGGTTACTTTTATTGATTCACCAGAATTTCTTACACGAGAAAACAAAATTGGTAATGTATTTACGGTTAGTTTTTATTGTGAGACTGATTGTAAAATTATTATGTGGGCTCGTGAATTAATTGAATCTGATTTAACACCACAATTACATACTGCATTGATGTCAGCACTTGGTATTGATGTTGCTCATAAATTTATTAAATATTCATTATAATTTTTTTAATCTACATTTCATTATAATTTTTAATTTAAAAAACAAATAATTATTTTACATTTTTAATGTTTTCGTTTTTTTATTTCTGTTATAAAATCTTGTTTAGTTAATTGAAACCCCCAATGTTGCAATGTTTGTCTAATTTTAGGACTGATAGATACATCATTCCATTTTCCTTTTTTTTTTAAAATTAAAGTAATTAACCATTTCAAAAATCTACCATTTGGACCTGTTATTTTTTTCCATCTGTTAATTTGTCTTACATCGTCTTTTGATCTTTCTCCTTTATAAAAGTCACAATACCATTGTACCCAGCCATATGGATGTGTAGCTTTAATCCATTTTTTTTCTTCCCAAAATTCTAAAGTTGTCATGGATTATAAAAAATTATTATTTTGATTTAAAAAAAGATATAAATAAATTAA